TTGTCCGTTGCCTCCCGAATCCAGAAGCTTCTCCGCCTTGAGACTAAGAGCCTCGCGTCACCCGACGCGGCGCTGTTCGATCTCTTTGGCGCGACCCCATCCGCCGCTGGCGTGCGGGTAACCCCTCGCGTTGCCATGACGTGTGCGCCCGTCGCGTGCGCCGTTAACGCGATCTCACAGGCTATCGGCCAACTCCCGGTCCACACCTACAAGCGCGGTCATGACAACGCGCGGGAACGCGCGCCAGAGCATCCAGCCTACGGTTTGCTTCACGACGAAGCTAACGAGTGGACGCCTTCGGCAAAATTCCGCGAGGAGATCACCCGCGACGCGCTCCTGTATCCAAACGGTGGGTTCGCTGAGATCATCCGCGTCGATGAAGGTAAGCCTTACGAGCTGATCCGCATCGATCCTGAAACCACGCCCGTCACCGTTAAACAAACGAGCGACGGACCGGCTTACAGTGTGCAGGAAGACGGCAAGCCCCGTCAGATTGATCGCGCTGACATCATTCACATTCCCTCGCCATCGCTTTCCGGCAAGGGGCTCGCTCACGACGCCCGCGAAATCATCGGCGTTTCGTTGCTCATGGAACGTTACGCGGCTCGCTTGTTTAGTAACGGCGCACGCCCCGGAAGTCTGCTGATCGCGAAAGACGTCAAGACGCCGGAAGGCGGAAAGAACGCCAAGCTTGCCTTTGATGCTCAATTCAAGGGCGAGGGCTCCGGCGGCAACGCCATCATGTTCGGCGACATGATTTATCATCAGCTCACGCTATCCAGCGTTGACGCTCAGTTTCTTGAACTGCGTAAATTCCAGATCGAAGAAACAAGTCGCGTCTACCGCGTGCCGCCCAGCCTCATATACGAAATGGGCCGCGCGACTTGGGGCAACTCGGAAGAGCAACGCCAGAACTTCCTCGACTACACCCTTGCCCATTGGATTAGCGCTTGGGAAGGCGAGCTGCGCTTGAAGCTCTTCTCGCGTGAAGAGCGAGACACCTATTATGCAGAGTTCATGACGGACGCCTTTGTGCGCGCGAATTATGCGGCGCGCATGGAAGGCTTCAGCAAGGCAATTGCCGCGCGGATCATCAATCCCAACGAAGCCCGCGCCATGATGAACCTGCCACCCTACGAAGGCGGCGACGAATTCATCAATCCCAATGTGCAAACGGCGAGGCTTAACTGATGCTTCGCACCGTTCACCTTCACGGCCGGCTCAAGCGCGAGTTCGGCGCCAAACACCGCTTCGACGTGAGGACGGCGGCTGAGGCGCTGCGCGCGCTCAACTGTGCGTTCCCCGGTCAGTTCGTCAAGGCGCTGGAAGGCGGCAGCTTTGAGCTGATCGCTGGTCCGCGCAAAACAGGCTTCAATCTCGATATCGATCTGGTCAACGAGCTGCGCCTCGGTGCCTCCGATCTGCATCTGATCCCGGTCGCTGAAGGTGCGGCAAACGGGAAGGGCACTGCCAAGACTATTCTGGGCGTGGCGCTCATCGGCGGCGCGATCTTCATGTCGGGCGGCACGCTTGCGGCTCCGCTTTCCATGATGGGTAACGCCGCAGTGTCCGGTCTGGGCATCACGTGGGGCAACATTGCAATGGTGGGGCTTGGCCTCACGCTTGCAGGCGCTTCGTCCCTACTTACTCAACCGGCTCCAGTCTCTAAAGACGGCGATGCTGACAAGTCCCACGCGTTCAACGGTCCCGGCAACACTGGCACCCAAGGCGATGCCATCCCATTGATTTACGGTCGCGTCATGACCGGCAGCGTCCCAGTCTCGTTTGATTCCGACATTGAAGATGTTGGGGCCTATCAGGGCGGTTCAGGATCGTTAGCGGTATGAGCAATGATCACACCGCGTTCTTTGGTGACGACGATTACAGCTTCAAGCTTACGTGGAAGCTTCGCCAAGAGCTTTGCAATCTCACCGGCGGCATCGGTGCGCTTTGCACCCGTGTATTCAACAAGCAGTTCACGTTCGCTGATCTGCACCACACCATTCGCCTCGCACTAATTGGCGGCGGTCTGTCGCCTGAACGCGCCGCTGCACTGATCAACACCTATGCCGTTGATCGTCCCCTAATCGAAATCTATCCGCTCGCCCTCGCGATCCTCGATCGCGCTTGGTTCGGAGAACCAAAGCATGAGGTCGCCAATGGATAAGCTCGAAATCAAGGCGACGCTTAGCGTCACAGACACCGGCGAAATTATCGGCAACGCGTGGCCATTCGACTCTGCCGACAGTGTCGGTGACATCGTCCGAAAAGGTGCATTCGGCACAATCTTGTCTGACCTTCCAATCCTCTATCAGCATAGACCTTCCGACCTCGTTGGAACTTGGACAGAGGTCAAAGAAACTGACAAAGGCCTCGAAGTAAAAGGGCATCTGCATCTCGACCAGCCCCGCGCGCGTTCTGTTCGCGCAATGTTGATTAGCGGACTGGTTAGCGGCCTTTCGATCGGTTTCCGCACTAAGTCAGCGACTACGCAAGGTCGTAACCGAATTATCTCGGCACTCGACCTCGCAGAGATTTCTCTGGTGCAGGACCCCAGCCATCCACGGGCTCGGATCAATTCCATCAAATCTGAAAATACGGCAGCCGCCGTCGCCGAAATCATCAACAGGGCGTCGGCTGCCCTACGAAAGGACTACTTGTGAAAAACGCTGCTCTCGCGCTCGAATTTAAAGACACCGGCGACGCTGACGACGCCACGACCGTCGTGGCCTCCGCCATCGCCGGATTCCGCACCGATCTCGACAAGGTCATGGCGACGGTGGAGACCAAGGCATTCGACCCTGCTGCATTTGCGAAGCTGGTCAGCCGCATCGATGGCATTGAAGCCAAGGGCAACCGCCCCGGTGGTCTGAAGTCGGATAACGACAACGATGGTCAGCTCGAAACCAAGGCGCTGTCGTCCTTCATGCGCACGGGCAGCGATCTCGAAATGAAGGCCGCTGCGTCCGACAACAATATCGATGGTGGATGGATGGTGCTTCCGACCGTCGATCTGCGCATCCGCGCTCTGATGACTGATCTGTCGCCAATGCGTGGCCTTTCTGAAGTCGTGACGATCAGCTCGAACACCTATGAGCGCTTTTACAGCATGGGAAAGCGCGGCGCGCAGCGTGTCGTCGAGCGCGACGACCGCCCGGCAGATACGGCCCGGCCTGAACTGATCAAGCACTCATACGGCGTCGGCGAATACTATGCTGCTCCCGCTGCGACCCGTCACCTCTTGGATGACGCTGCTGTGGATATCGCGTCCTGGCTGATCGACAACGCAACTCACGACTTCGCTGAGACGGAAGGCGAAGACTTCCTGCGCTACGACGGCTCGAACGGTTTCCCGCGTGGTCTCCTGACCTATGAGACCACCAATGAGAAGGACTTCACCCGAGGTTGGGAGAAGTTCCAGTATACCCCGGCAGGCCATGCATCGGCACCGACCGACGCCAATCTGACGGCAGCCCTGATCAAGCTCGTTGCAACTCTGCGCAAGCCTTACAAGGGCAATGCCCGGTTCGTCATGAACAGCAACACGGCAGTCCGTCTGCGGACCATCGTGGATGCAAATGGTCGCTTCCTTTGGGCTCCGACCGGCAACCTCATTGAAGGTATCGAGCATCCGTTGCTCGGCTATCCAGTCGAGATCGACGACGAATTCGACGACATCGAGGCCGGTAAGCTCCCCATCGCCTTTGGCGACTTCAAGCAGGGCTACGTCATCGTTGATCGGCAAGGCATCCGCGTCGCCCGCGATGAATTCACCCAGAAGGGCCGCGTGCTGTTCGACACCTACAAGCGTGTAGGCGGCGGCGCTGGCGACTTCAACGCCATCAAGTTCCTCAAGGTTGCGGCCTCGTAAGAGCCGCGTCCACCTCAATCGTAAGGATACTGAATATGAAAGACACGTTCCACGGCTCCAAGATCGCCGCTTCGCTCGCTCCAGCCGTTCAGACGGCGACGCTGAAAGGTGACGCCGTCGATTTGCAGGGGTTCGGCTCTGCACTTCTCGCTGTCACGACTGGCGCTATCGTCGGCGCGGGCCTGTTCGACCTCAAGATGCAGGAATCCAACACCACGACGGACGGTGATTTCACCGACGTCGCGGCTGATGACCTGCTCGGCACGATGCCCGTCAGTCTTGCTGCCTCGACGATTTATCGACAGGGCTACATCGGCTCCAAGCGGTATGTCCGCGCGGCCTTCACGAAACAGTCCGGCACGTCGATCGCTGCGGGCGCTGCATTCGTGCTCGGTCATCCGGCCTTGGCGTAACGACAATGCAGCTCGCACACGAAACCACCTTCACCGTGGGGCATGAGGTCATCCGACTTCGTGCTTCGCTGCGAGCTGCTATTCGTCTGGATCGTCGCTTCGGTGGCTTTGATAAGATCGCAAAGGCCATCTTAGCGGGGAATCTCTCAGTCATGTCGTCTGTGATCCGGGAGTGTTCTGAGTATAAGACCGACATCGCCGATCTACTCGATTGCGGTGGTTCGCTCTCTATCGAGATGGCAGTCGATCATATCGCGGGACCGCTGCTCGATCACGTCGTGACCCTAACCGGAGTCGATCCCGGCGCACCGGCTAAACCTCAGTCCGGCGAAGTTATGCCGTTCACAGAATATCACGCGAAGCTCTTTCGTCTCGCCACCGGTTGGCTCGGCTGGACGCCAGAGGCCGCATACAACGCGACGCCGACTGAGATCACTGAGGCATACAAGGGCCGTCTTGAGTTGTTGAGCGCCGTGTTCGGTTCTGGAGATAAGGGCGAAGATGTTGAGGCAGGCGACGAAGACGCGCGCCGTCAGCTTAATGCCATCGGCGACCTAAATAACATTGCGATGGTGGCCTGACATGACCATTCGTCCACCTCGCATCTGCTCATGCGGCAAAGTCGTCGCCAGCAACGTCATCTGTCTGTGCCAGCAGCGCCGCAAGGCTGAAGCTGACAAGCGCCGTCCGACCGCATCAGAGCGCGGCTATGACTCGCGATGGTCAAAGGCTCGCACCGGCTATCTGTTGTCGCACCCCAACTGCGTGATGATCACTAACAGTGAGGCATGCGGCAAGCCTGCATCCGTGGTCGATCATATTAAGCCCCATCGCGGCGATACGAAGCTGTTCTGGGACAAGGCTAATTGGCAGTCCCTATGCACCCATTGCCACAATAGCCGCAAGCAATCCCTCGAACACCGCACCCACAATCAGGACCGATAATGTCGAACTATTTCACTCACAACGGCGAAACGCACAACGGCGAAACGCACAACGTCTCAGAATGGGCGCGCAAGGCTGGCATGAACCGGATCACGTTGCAGCAGCGGCTGGCACGCGGATGGACAATAGATCGCGCGCTCAACATGCCGATTGAAACGCATCGCGATTGGAACACCCGCGAATTGATGCGTGCGGTTGGTCCAGCATTGAGAACGTATAAGCGACAGCACCAAGAGGCTGAGCGTGCATTGGTGGCGTCACTGAAGCACTACGCTCAGTCATTCGTCATGCACGTAACAGCAAACGACATGAGGACGCTTGGCCAGCCTCCTGAAGGCACGTTCAAGGCGCCGGGGGGTGGTCGGCAACTTTGCTGAAAAGCCCTCTGACCGGTCACTCTCCACCGCGCAAGACAGAACCTAATTGGAGTTTTTTCAGTGGTCACCCTTGATAGCCTGAAGGCGCATCTGAACGTCACGACGGACGTTGACGATGCGCTGATCGGCGAGAAACTGGCAGCGGCGGCGGAGTGGGTTTCCAAATTCACCGCCATTCCAGCGGATGCGACCGATATTCCTGCGCCGGTGGATGAAGCCGTGCGCCAGCTCGCCGCCCATCTCTATGAGAACCGCGAGGCCTCCCTTGTCGGCGTTACGGCTCAGTCGCTGCCCTTCGGCATGCTGGATTTGCTCGATCCTTACCGCGCTTGGGTGTTCTAAGTGGCTTCTGACCCGTCTTTGGAGCTTCAAAAGGCCATCCGCACGCGCCTATTGGCGAGCGATGACGTGATGGATCTGGTTCCGGCTGACAACGTTCTCGACGTTACAGGCCGTCCCGAACGCATGCCCTGCATCAACATCGGTGAAGGACAGACCGTATTCCGGCGCTTTGATGCCACCGCATACGGGGACATTCATATATGGGCAGGAGAGAACGGCCTCGTTACCGCGAAGCTGATCGCCGACGCCATCGTGGATGCAATCAGTGTCGATGCCCAGATCGATGGCGTCCTGCACCTCGACGGCTTTGTTTGCCACGACCTCTCAGTTGATCGCGCCCGATATCTGCGCGACCCGCACGGCCCGTTCAGCCATGCGGTGCTGTCTGTCGCCGCCATCATGCAGGCCCGCTGATGCGCGCCGGGAACCTAGACCGCCTTGTCTCGATCGAACGGTGCACGGTTGCCGTGGATGCCTACGGCACCGCGATCGATACCTGGGCCTTGTTCGCCACCATGCGCGCTCAGGTTTTGCAATACAGCACCGACGACCGGGAGACCGCGCACGGCAACTCAACCGATCGCTCAATTACGTTCCGCATGCGCTGGCTTGATGGCCTGACGCTGGAACATCGCGTTTCTTACGAAGGCCAGCCCTTCAAGATCAAGCAAATCAAAGAGATCGGACGCCGCGTTGGCCTAGACCTGATCTGCGAACGGGTAGGGCCATGAAAGGCCGGAAACCCCTGCTTGTGACCGACGCCGATGCCATTGACGGGATCATTCCCCCGACCGGCTGGCTGTCGAAACACGCCAAGGCCGAATGGCGGCGCGTCATGCCGGAAATGGCTAAGCGCCGCATCTTGACCGCCGCCGATCTCGGCAGCCTTGAAGGTTACTGTGTCGCCACCGGCAAGGTGCGCGAACTTGAGTTGCTGATGCGCGCCGGTTTCGACGCGAAGCTTTTTCGCATGCAGGACCAAGCCATCAAAACCGCGCGCCAGCTCGCCGCAGAGCTGGGCCTTACCCCTGTCTCAAGGGCTAGGCCGTCTGTCCGCGACACCTCAAACGACGATGATGATGACAATCCATTCAACATATCCTGAGTGGCTGTTTGACGCATCCGAGATCGATGACCCGTTCGGGTATGGCGAGCGCGCCGTGCGCTGGCTTCGCGCCATGAAGCATCCCAAGAGCAAACTGCCGAAAAAGGCGTTTCAGCTAGATCCATGGCAAGAACGTATCGTCCGACGCATCTATGGTCCGCGCCATGACGACGGCTCTCGCATCGTCAACACCGTCGTCATTCTGGTTCCCCGTGGCAATCGGAAGACTTCGCTGTCGGCTGCACTGGCATTATTGCACACCATTGGCCCGGAAAAGGTGCCCGGTGGCGAGTCTGTGTTCGCGGCGTCTGATCGTAAGCAGGCCGGTATTGCGTTCAAAGAGGCGCGCGGAATCATTCAGGCGAACAAGAAACACCTTGTCCCCGTCACCAAGATTTACGATGCGCACAACTCCGCTAAGAAGATCGCATATCCACGTGAAGCGACTGAGCTTGAGGTCGTGTCGTCCGATGCGCCCGGTCAGGAAGGTCGGACGCCCGCGTTCGTCCTGGCTGATGAAATCCATGTATGGCGCGGAACTGATCTCTGGAAAGTTCTGACCAACGGTCTCGATAAAACCGACAACAGCCTCCTAGTCGTCGCCACGACGGCAGGCCGTGGTCAGGACAACATCGCTCATGAAGTGATTGAGCGCGCCCGTAAGGTCGCGCGCGGCGATATCATCGACGCTACCGTTCTCCCCGTGCTTTTCGAAGCCGACGCGGAATGTGATTGGGCAAGCGAGGAAGTTTGGGGCCGGGTCAATCCGGGCAGCGGTTACGGCTACCCGTCAATCGCGGGGTTTCGTCGCCATGTCGCGCGCGCGAAGGACAGCCCGACCGAACGAGACAGCCTGAAGCAATATAAGCTGAATATTTGGCTAGATCATTCGACATCGCCGTTCGTCGATATGGGGATCTATGACAAGGGCGCGGCTCCAATCGACTATGACACGTTCGCCGGTCAATCCTGCTGGATCGGCGTCGATATGTCCAAGACAACCGATCTTTCGGCAGTCGTCGCGTGCTTCCGAGACGGCAACACCTATACCGTGCTGCCGCACTTTTTTTGCCCGGAAAACGATATCCGCAAGCGCGGCGACGTTGACGGCGTGGATTATGTCCGCTGGTCAAAGGACGGACACCTAACTCCAACCCCCGGCGACGTTATCGATAATGAGGCGGTCGCCAAATACATCCTTGGCCTTTGTGAAAGTTTCGACGTGCGCGAAATCGGCTTCGATATCGCTTACGCGCAGGCAGTCATCGCCCTCCTAAGCGACGTAAGCGAGCGGATCGTCACTATCCGGCAGGGCTGGGTGACCCAATCGCCAGCCCTCAACACACTTGAGGCTGCGATCATCAGCGGCAACTTCCGCCACGGCGGCCATCCGGTGTTGCGCTGGAATTTCTCGAACATCGCCGTTCAGACGGACAGCAACAGCAACCGGACCATGCACAAAGGCAAGTCCACCGATCGCATCGATGGCGCATCCGCTTCATGGATGGCTGTCAGTCGCGCCGCCGCTGGCGAGACATACACCTCTTTCTATGACCATCCCGACATCACTGCGGAAATGTTGGTGCTGCCATGACCGCCGACGAAATGCAGGAATATCTCGAAAGCCTGCCCGACAAAGTGCAAGGCGAGCTTGCCGACATTCTGCAAGAGCAGGCGGAACGGCTGTCCGCTGCCCAGCGTGCGGAATTGCAGGCGCAACAGACATCACCGGACGAAACCGGCGACCTTGAGGCGTCTTGTCGTGTTGAGACGCGAAACGATCCGCTGGACGTTCATGTCGTCGCAGGCGGCGATCTCACGACCACGGAAGTCCGCACCGGCAGCGGCGAACCATACGATTACGCGCTTGGATTTGAGTTTGGCAATAGCCGACAATCTTCGCGGCCTTTCTTTTGGAACACCTATCGGGCGATCAAGCCCTCAATCGACGAAGCAATTGCAGAAGCCACACAGAAAGCAATCGATGACTGATATTACCAAAGCGCCCAAACCCATGAAGTGGTCCGGTGGCGAGCATGCTATGACGCTAAATCACCCTTGGGTGCGCAATGTGCTGAGCATTCGCGGCTTGCCCGGCGATTACGGCACAACGCCGTCAGCGTGCTTCAAGCGGTTCGAGGAGGGCGTTTTCAGCACCGATGACGTTGAGCGCATCATTTATCTTGGCCTGATCGGCGGCGGATTGTCTCTCAGCGAGGCCGATGCGCTCGTTCTGCGCTTCGTTCGTTCGCGCCCGATTATGGAAAACCACACGGTCGCTGTTTCTGTTCTAGCCACGCTGTTCAGTGATGTAGAGACGGAGGCCGCATAATGGCAAAGCGTCCGTCTCTCGATATCGCTCTCGGATCGCCTGACATTGAAGCCTTCAAGGGCAAGATGAATGAGGCCAGCAACCACGTCGGCACCGTCGCGCGCCAGATGGCTCGCCGTTTCCTCGATATGAACGATGAACTTAAGGCCGGATTGCTTGCGTCCGCGTCCAGTATGGCGCTCGGCATGGTCGGTCGGATCGCGCTTGTGGTCGGCGGCTTCAAGCTTATGTCCGACGCCATCGGTGCGACGCGCGACCAGCTCAAGGAAATGGTCGCCATCGCCGATAAGGCGGAGAACCTTGGCGTGTCGCCTCAGTTCCTGCAGTCGTTCACCGGCGAGGCTCGCAAACTCAAGATCGAAGCCGGCGAGCTGGAATCAGCACTTTCAAGCGCATTCAACGCTACGAAAGACCGATCTCCGATCAATATCGGTGAATGGGAGACCGGCAAAGAGAAGATCAGCGACGTTGAAAAGACGTTGCGCGTTCTCAATGCGACCGTCGCCGGTGGCCGTCTTGAGGGGCTGGTCCTATTTCGCGACGCCGATACCCAAGAGAAAAAGGTCGTCGCCGTCCTAAAGGCGATGCAGCAACTTGAACAAATTGGGCAGCGCGCCGCCGCGCTTGATCTTGGCGAGAAAATGTTCGGCTCTCAGTTCGTCGATCGCATTCGGCAGGGTAAGACCAGCGCCGACAGCATGCTGGTCACCATGCAAAAGCTGAGCGTCGAGTCCGGCGACATCTTCCCGAATGACCTAATGGTTCGGGCCAAGCAGATCGACGATCAGCTCAAGCTTGCTGAAAACCGGCTGACCACCGCATTGAAGCCCGCGTTCAACGATCTCGCCGATGGCATGCTGACCATCAAGGGCTATTGGGCTGACGTCGTGAACCTGATCGGGCAGGCGGTTGATTGGACCAACAAGCTTGGTCTGACCAGCGAGACCATGCGTAAAAAGAGCGAGCTTGCCGCCGTCAATGAGGCCATCAAAAACGGCACCGGCATTTGGGGTGTCCCGCAGGTGCCCGAGGGATTTCTAGGTGCAACGCCGCGCGCTGATTTGGCCAAGCGACGGGACCGACTGCAAGGCGACATTGACGCCGCAGAACGTCAGCCGAATGTGTATCCAGAGCAGCCGACACCGTCACGCGGCACGGGCGATGCACCGACGCGCAAGCCGACAGACACCGGCGTCGATAAGCTGGACAGCGCCACCGAGAACATCGCCAAGCGGACGGCGGCATTGCAGGCGGAAGCCGCTGCAATCGACCTCGGGACAGAGGCACGTGAAAAGGCCAAGATCACCGCCCAGCTCGAAACCGTCGCCAAGCAGGCAAACGCCGCCGCTGGCAAGGGAGAGAACCTTGTCACGGCTGAGCAGCGGAAGCTTATCGACGACGTGGCTGCCGGTTACGCCAATGCCGCCCAAGCCATGGAAAAGGCGAGGGTGGCCAGCAGCATCAAATTCGGGCGAGCAACGTCCATGCTCGATCCGTCCGACGCGGCGATTGCCCAGCAGCTTCGCGATATTTACCCCGACGTGGCGACCGCCTTGGGCAGTGTTGAAGCGCAGGCTATGCGCACCAACGAGGCCATGAAGGGCATCGCTGGGACTATGTCGTCCAGCCTCACTTCTGGGCTGACTGACATTCTCGACGGCACAAAGTCGGTCAGCGCCGGTTTTGCCGGCATGGGCAAAGTGGTCATCCGGGCCATTGAGGAAATGATCGTCAAGATGCTGATCGTCCAGCCCTTGATGCGGGGTTTACAGGGCAGCTTTGGTTTCGCCGATGGCGGCGCCGTCGCACTTCCCGGCTCGGCTGACTTTATCGGACCAGTCGCGAAAGCCACCGGTGGCATGATCAATGGCCCAGGCACCGGCACCTCAGATTCCATTCCGGCGCGACTGTCAGATGGCGAGTTCGTCGTGAACGCCCGTGCGACCTCAAAGAACCGTGCCCTGCTGGAGGCGATCAATGGCGGACACCTTCGGGGCTTTGCCACCGGTGGACTCGTCAGTGACGTTCCTACGCCGTCTGGCGCGGCTATGGTCGGGGGCCAGACGGTCAATAATCACGTGTCAGTCAACGTGAACGGCTCCGCTGGGACGCCAGCTCAGAACGCGGACCTCGCTGCGCAGATCGGGAAGCAGGTTGAGGCGTCGGTTCGCCAGCTCGCGATGAAAGAGCTGAGGTTACAAATGCGACCGGGCGGCGTGATGAGGAGCTGACTGCAGCTCCACGCTTCAGACGCTATAATGCAAAGCCTACGCTCTTAACCAGTCGGTCAGGTGCGACTAGAAACGAAAAACGGCCCCTTGCAGCAAACAAGGGACCGTGACTCAAGGAGAACCGCGTGTCCGCGCGATTACACCCTCTACATAGCACAAAACCGTCCGAGCTGCATCTGGACGAACAGAAACAGCGGTGGGACGCGGTCGTCGCATGGCGTGAAGCCGGTTGTCCGGCGAAGACTATGGAGCCGGATGACGGCGACCTCGATCTGAGCTTCGCTGAGCCGGTCGAAAATCTGGACCTGTTGGACGATCTCCCTGACGTTTCTGGACCACTTGATGGGTCCAAAAAAGTTACGGCACCCGCGCTCGAAACACCGTCCAAGAAAGTCAGGAAGCGCTTTCGCCGCTCCGACCGTAACGACAAGGAAGCGCTTGAAAAGATTCAGGCATTCGTTGTTACGCCGGATATGCCCAATAACCCCGCTTTAGTAGCAATTCTCAACCCCTCTGATCCCCCCTCCAAATCACCCTCTATCGTCCGTGATCCGTCTCTACCTAAGCCCTCTAACGACAACCTGATCCCTGTATGGGAGAAGTCGTCTGATTGGGTGAAGCTGTGCTTTGCCGTGGAAGCTCTAGAAGCGTCAGGAAGGCCAGCGGTCTCGTTTACGCTCGATCTTGCACCTGCAAACGAGAAAGCCGCCCTGAGTCATCCCAAGGGCTTTACGGAGTCATTGAAACGGGAGCTGGACGTAGAGCTTCAGCGAGAGCTTGGTTACAAGCCGCTCTACCTGTTCGGGGCGGACGTTGCCTCGAAAGATCGGCTGCATCTTCATGGTGGCATCGCGGCTCATCCCCATGAGCTTCCAGCGATCAAACGGGCGTTGCTCAGCGTCGGCGGGGAGTGGGGTTCAAAACGTCACCCGGACAAGCAGCTCGATATCAACACCCAGCGCTGTGACTGGGGCTGGGCTGAATACTTGCTCAAAAAACAGGGGGCTGTTCGAAAGGTTCTGAAAGGGCGAACCTATACCATCACCGGACCGCTCCGAGCTGAGGCGAGGGAACTTTACGGGAATTGCCGGGACGCAATGCGCATCTTGGGATAGCGTGTTCCGGAACGATGGGAGCTGTGTGATGGTGTCTTGTTTGCGAAGCATCTTCGGAGGCCAGCGGAGAGCGAGAGAGTTTGCCGTCGTTTGTGTGGCCCTCAGTGGAGCGATAATTCTGACTACTCCTGCTTCCGCTTGCATGGTGTTTATGGAGCCAGAGCAACGTATAGCTCTGGCATACCGGAAGCCATACATCGAGTCCGTTGCTCTCGTTCGTGTGACTCAAGCAACTTACTCACGCCCCCAATACAAAAGCACGCATCCTTGGGAGGCATCAGCCTCGGTCGTTCGCAGCTTGCACGGTTCGATCGAAGGTGAGGTTAAGTTCAGGGGTGGCGGAGGAACGTCAGCGTGCCAAATGCCTTATGAACTGCCGAAGGCCGGCGATGAATGGATTGTTTACTCGTTGCCCGACCGAACGACTTTCGAGGCTTACCCAGCCAGCGTTGCCTACGAGGCTGACCCGAATATTCGCCGGTAGCGGCCTGATGTCTGCAGGCGCCTATCTTCGATGAAAATAAATGTTCGGCCCAGAAGTAAGCGATCGTTTGAATCCCTGTCGTTGATCCGACTCACAAATTTCGGACGAAGCTCGAAATCGTTACAGTCAGCGTTGACTTACTAGAGGTTGAACGACTCTTGCGGCGCACTTTTGATCGTGCGAGTCAGATTCCATTGCATCACCGACTAGGCAGGGGACCAATGGACACGCCAACTTACTATTCGAACGACCAATACACCGCACTTATTGCAACCTTGAAGCGGATCGCGCCGGTAGCGCCCTCGCTCAAGATCCAGCTTAGCGCTTGGACCGGCACCGTCACTGACGACGAAGTAAAGACCGCGCTGGGCGAGACCTGCAACATCTGGCCGGAATCGATCCGCGCCGACATGGAGCAGGCGGCATGAGGCGGCTTGTTTTCGCGTTCGCGGTCTCTCTGTCTGGCTGCGGCGGCGGGTATCACCGGCTCACGCCGCCGCTGGTCGATATGAACGGCGTCGATCAGGCCAAATACAATGCGGACGTATCCGAGTGCCAGCGCAAGAAAGACAGCGCTTCCTTCATCGGTGCGGCGACCATGGTCAGCGATTGCATGGAAGCCAAGGGCTACCGGATCATTCAGAAGATGGGCTGAAATGAGGACTACACATTTCGTGATCGAGGCGCGGCGTAACGCCAGCTTCTTGGCGCTATATCCCGACTCCGATCAACATTACAGGCTGTGTTCAAACTGCAACGGTCGCCGGCTTTCTGGAATTTCTCCTAAGCACGGCACCTGTTTGTGTGATTGATAAGCAGCCTCACTCGAACAGTAGGGGGCGCACCCGGATCAAACCACTGAAATAAAACAGACCACCCGTTGGCGCGGATGGCCTGTCTATTCTTCAACACGCATTCGCATTCCGCTTCTGCGATCTATGACGCATGCCGTTTTGCGCGCGAACGCTCACGGCCTACTAAAGGAAAATCCTATGTCTACTACTATCGATGTTTTTCACGATGACAAGCTCAAGTTTGTCGTCTTGGCGCGTCTCGGTCGCACCAGCGACGATTCCGCAATATCCATATGCACCAAATTGCGAGACTATGACCTCTGGACAGATCTAGACGTGGAGGCCGCTCAGGCGTTCTCTGACGTGCTGTCGAGCTTTACAAACGAAATGCCGCCGACGGTGAAGAAGCATCGATTGGATGTATCTGCCGATACTACGCTAGAGTTTTCCTACTCTCGACGCCATGTAATCACGCTCAAATCTTCGAAGTATCTGGACGGTGGTGAAGCAGTTCACTGCGTGAGCTGGGAGGTCGTATTCGCTGTCATCGACGCGATCAATATCCTTGCAGCGGTTAACGCTGAGCTGGATCTTATAGAGCAGCATACTGCTGCGCCTGGAATGAGGGATGCCGCATGAGCAAGACATCGGGTGTCGTGACGCACCAGCGCTACGAAGCGAGCTGGAAGTTTGAGGGTGGGCTGATCCACCTTCATATGGGTGGCTACAGGAAAGCTCCGGCGGTGCCCTTTGCGGGGCGCGCTAATGAGGCGATGGCGCTGCATTTGCTCAAAGAGCTGATCGGCGAGATCAAGCTGGGGACAGCCCGTCGGCAGTGATTGAACTTTCGTATAGCTATGGGAGAGAGGGCGTGGAAACCCGCGCCCTCTCAGCGGTTTTGCAAAGGGCTTGACGATGTTCATGTTTTGTTCTACTCTTGCTCTAGTTGTGTAAGGATGTTGAATCCCGTTGCTGGTTTGCGCTGATTGTCGGATGTTGCGCGCGGCTGGGAGATTTTTGATGAGCATTGAAGATATTGCAAAGACCATGGCGTCGCGAATGCCGTGGGATACTGCCAAGCGCGTATTCGACTCAGGTGAAATCGAGAAGTCGCATGGCTGGGATAATACGGTTCGCAAACTTGCCGACGAAAACGCAGACGATGAGGAAGCGGCCGCGTATCTAAGCGGAGCTTTGTCGCACCATATTCTCTGCGGCGAAAAGCTTTCGCGGTTCTACAAATTGAGTAAGGTTGACATGGACGCGCTTAGAGTTGCCGCGCTCGATCTCCAGCCGAAGAATACTGAATTTCGAAAAGCATATCCGTCGAACATCAGCGATGAACTTATCGAGGAGACTTTTCCTCAGAAGCACACGCTGGCTGCGGTTGAAAAGAATGATGATGGAGTCGGTCTTGTTTTTGCGTCCACACGGGCAGTTGAGATGCGGCAGCCGATCGAGCTTGATATACTCCCGGAAGACGCTGCGGAACTTTTGGAAGGCTTCAGTGAGGTGGTCGGTATCAAACTGATCAAATTCCAAGCGATGGACGTCGTTTGGATACCGCACAAAGGCAGTTTTGTAGATGTAAGGGTGGACTTTCCTAGAGGCATGCATCTTGATACCGGTAGCGCGGCACATGAAGCTACAACGACTACGCTCGCTAAGCTGATCCAGACTGATTATCTCGCTAGTCCGGCCAATCTTTTTCCGCTGATTAAAAAAATTTACGAGGCTCCCAAGGAAGGGAGCATCGTTGAGTTAGCGTTCGGAACGACGACCGCGTCTCTCAAGCATGAAAAAATGAGGCGTGGCGGTAAAGATCTGCGGAATGAGAAATATCATCAGGGTGGCAAGTCTGCCCTGAATACACCTATAGAGCCCTACAGATTGAGCGTGCGTTGGGATTTTGACCTCGAAGCTGATGTGGTCTCACATCCCGAACTAAGTCTGAATGGAAACTCTAGAATGAATAGCTCAGCTACTCGAACCATTCAGGATATCAATATTCGAGGATGTGTAGGTGTTGCCGACTACGAGTTCGTTCGGGAACGGATTGAACATTACATGACGCAAAAAGTTTAGCGGGCATATGCCGAAGATCGATGATCTTAAGAATGAGGTGGTGAAAGGTTGGGCCGAAAGCCCAGCCTTGAACACCTGCATTCGCATCATCGATTACATAAATGCGCTGCCAAAAGATGAGCTGCAAATGCTCACGTTTACTTCTCTACAGCATGCAGCCGGCGAGGAAAGCGTTACGGACGATTTGCTGCGCGCAGTGTCGTTGCTTGCAAACACTTCAATTCATGCTCTCGATTCTAAATTGTTATTTATCGATGATGATGAAAGGGAGTTCGATGTCTCTAAAGCCGAGTTATCCGTTGCACGTTTAAAGGGAGTTTTTATTCACCCAGACAGTGGTCAGCCCGTTCCGAATTTTGAGAAAAAAATAGTCCCATACTTTGTCCCGTCCGACCGATTCTTCGAATTCAAGGATCATTAGCGGATGGATTTTACGCTGGAACAATTGTTGGCACGCGCGGCCGGTAACCCGGCTGCGGAAATCGTTATCGAGATGCTATTGATTCCCGATTACCCAAAATGGGTCGGGCTGATCAACAAGGCGATTGATAAGTCCTTTCGAGCAATGGCGGAAAATCCCGAACTGAGGAAGGATCGGAAGGAGGATGAGCTCACGATTGAGCTGGTTACTCTTTTGAAGCAACTTGAAATCGACGCTCGCCATGAAGAAAAAGTTGGAGGACACTGCGATGTGACTATTCGTGGTCCGAACGGCTATGCTTGGCTTGGCGAAGCGAAGCGACATAATCGTGGACTAGATTGGTTATTCCAGGGCTTTCAGCAGCTCAATACTCGCTACTCAACTGGTCTCCCTGAGCACAGTAAAGGCGGTATGATCATCTACACTTACTCCGCAGACTTAGCGGGACAAATGACTGAGTGGGGTGATTATCTTGCGAAAAATCAGGATGGACTCGCTCTTTCAGCGTGCCCGGTAAATCAACTATCGTTTCTATCGACACATAAACATGAACGATCGGGATTGCCTTATGAGATCCGGCACATTCCGTTGAGTCTATATTGGAATCCCAAAGATAAGAAATGAATGCGATAATTGGACCGCCTGACCGCTGAGATCGGTTCTAATCGGATCAAAGTTTCAGAATCGCAAAGTTGACAGCTTCAATCATCTTTACGCGCTCGCTCAAAATGCCCTCCGGCATGATGCCATATCGCCCGGTCGTCGTCGCCTTGGTATGCCCGAGCAGCATGTTGAACTGTTCATCCAGATAGCCAGCGGTTCGCAGTGCATCCGCAAAGCCATGGCGGAAGCTGTGGAAGTTGACAGTCTTGTCTACCTTCACGCCGATGTCGCGGAAATACTGATTAAAGAACGACGACGGCACTCCAGATATGAAACCACGACCGTCTGGCTCTAATTCCGGGAACAGGTTCGCCTCGTTGATCGCCTGCATCCGCGCGATGTAGTCGAGAAGGCCGAGCTTGATCAGTTCGGGATGCACCGGGACAACCCGTTCAGATCCCGCATTCTTGACCGACTTCCGCGTTGAGCCCTCGCGAGTGATATGGAAAATCCACTGACCGTGTAGCTGGCGAACGTCCTTCGTCAGAAGCTGAGCGATCTCGCCAAGGCGGGCACCGGTGTAAAGGCCAATCCACGGGATCCAGTAACGCCAGTCGCGGATGGCGACGTTGCCAGCTTCATGCTCAAGCTTGTCGCCGCCGCACGTGTGAAACAGCGGCGACGCAAAAATCTTTTGCAGGTTTTCCTCGCTGTGAGGGAAGCGGGTCTGCTTTCGACGATCTAGCTTGAGAAACAGGCCAGCCATAACGTCGGTGGTAACGTAATCATTGGACAGCAGCCATTTGCAGAACGCACCCAGCGCCGAAATGTATCGGTTGACGGTGACGTCGGTGATGGTCTGCCGCCGCACGATCTCGTTTTTCTCAACGACCTTTAAGAACGTCAGTCCTTTGAAGTGTCCGGTATCGGCAGCGCGGGTAGGCCACAAGAAAAGCTTGGCCTTCCAGTCGCGAACGTTCGCACGTGTCAGCAGCGAGATATGCGCGTTGCCACCGAGGAATTGATCGAACAGAACGACGATCTTGCGGTTCTGATCCCAGGTATCGGTCGAGATCCCCGCTGGTGCTTCACGATGGAAGCGATCGAACAATTCAAGGATCTTCTCGCCGGGCTTGTGCGCCATGGTCGTAGGCTGCTGCACAAGCGGGTCAGTCGGTTTGCCTGAGAAGTCGGCAGCGTCCCGTTCTTCCGCCCGCTTAAGGTATTCCAGCTCCGCACGCTGGATGCCGTTGGCGAGCCGCTTATACTCCAAACTGTGCATGTCGAGGTCCAGACGGCGTTCGTCGATGACCTTGCGGACGACATCGGCAACTGCGCGCGTCTCTCCCTTGGCAACATCGGCCTTTAACGTGACGAAGCGGGCGGCACGCTCGCGTTGATCGACGTCGAACTGGTCGCGAAGCATTTCCAGTATTCGGAAGGCGTCGAGTTCATAGACGCCGCCAAACTCGCCTTCCATATGGTTCCAGATCGCGTCGAGGTCGGCAGCGGTAGGGCAGGCCTGTCGGAACTTTTCGTCGGTCGTGATCAGTTCGACGTATCGCTTCCAGACGGCATCCCGCAGTTCATCTTCCGAGAACTGTCGCGGTCGCCGGTGTTCATCGATCTCCCGTTCCCATGCGTCCAGAACAGGTCGCGCCCGGCGCTTAGCTTCGCGCGGGTCTGTCGTTTCGAGAGACTTCCAAAACTCTCGCTTGAGCTTCCCGACGCGACCGGAGAGCCGGGCCTGTAGATCTTTCGGGATCGCCATGCGCGCATAGTAGTTCACGCTGCCGGGACGACGGACGACGTTGGTCGCTGCACTCATGTTTCGGGCGATCGTTTTTGCTGTGTTCATGGGCTGGATATAGCGCCAAAATCACGGCGCTACGGATCGCGCGCCGTAACACCTGTCCGTTACACCGCGTTCCTAAAACGATAGCAAAAACATGAAGTTGAATGATATCAAAAACTTAAGCGTCCCACCCGAATCGTCCTAGTTCCCCAGCCAAGCACATCGCTAAAGCTCTGAATAATTTGGGATTTGTTCGGTTCGACATCATACGAATGTCGAGATGTCGTCCCCTTGCTCCCACAACGCTCCCACATTACTAAGAAGCGCGGCGTGTATTTCTACCGTCGGCGCATCCCCAAGACCGCAAACGGTGAGGTCGTCCTATCGCTGCGAACGCGCGTATTCCGCGTTGCCGAGAGCATTGCCGAAGGGCTGGACCGACATTTCGAGAGGCTTGTTCAAGGCGTGACCACTGACGGCGAAGCGGACCTTCATTCGATCCTCCGTACCTACCTGAAGCAGCGACTGGACTTGGACATGTGGCGGCGAGAGGAGACACCTCACGCTCCCATCTTCGGTTCGCCAGAGCCGGGCAAGTCCCACGCAAGCATTGACCTTGAGTGGATCGACCACGAGTTGGCGATAGCCCGCAGCGATCTGGCCGGAAGAGCCTACGGTCAACAGCGCCCTTTGATCGATGAGGTGATGGAGGCTCACGGCGTCCCAGAGGAACACCGCAACGCGCTTGCTCACGGCATCCTCCGCGCCAATGTCGAACTGTGGGAAACCGTACGGAAGCGTACGCTAGGCGAGTATCCACCGTTCAATGACGTGGTTCTCCGACCAACGGTGATGAGCCCGCCAGAGGCGAAGGCTTCCGCCGGACCCAAGATGACGGAAGTGCTCCCTGCGTTTCTTGACTATGCCCAGAAGGACAAGGGATGGCGCGGCCAAACTCTCGCGCAGAACAAGACCACGTATAGGATGTTTCAGGAGTGTTGTGGGGACCGCCCTCCCGCTGCATACGACAAGACCGATCTGACCAAGTTCTATGATCTGCTACGGGCACTACCAAAGCTGTACTCAAAGAACCGGGAGTGGGCAGGACTGACGCTTGAACAGATCGTCGAACAGACCAAGGGACGTGAGGTTGAACGGCTCTCGATAACCACACGGAAGCGGCACTTCTCCGCGCTTGGCGTGTTCTTTCAGCACCTGAAGCGCCGTAAGGAGTATCTCGGAGAGAACCCTGCCTACGGTTTCGAGTTCCCAAAAAAGGGTCGCGCACGAAATAAGCGCCTGATGTGGGAAGGAGAGCTTCTCACCCGGCTATTCGCGTCTCCAGTTTGGACCGGGTGCTATTCTGAGAAGCGCCGGTCGCGGTCGGGCTCGTTGATCCTACGCGATGAGCGTTACTGGCTTCCACTTCTTGGCGTCTACCACGGCAACAGGTTGGAAGAGTTCGCGCAGCTTCTCCGCAGTGATGTGAGGTGCCAAGACGGTATTTGGTACATGGACATTAACGACGAAGGCGCAAAGCAACTGAAGAACGAGCAATCCACGCGCCGTGTGCCCCTCCACCCAATTCTCCTAGAGCTTGGGTTCATGGACTACTTGACGACCACAGCGCCCAACCCAGACGACCGAGTGTTCCCGCAGCTTCGTCCGGGCGGACCTGACAAGAAGATCGGTTACTACTTCACGAAATGGTGGACGCAGTATCGCAGGGATGTCGGCGTCTATCAGGAGAAGTTAGACTACCACTCGTTTCGAGGCGGCGTGACGACCAAGCTATCCGCCGCCAACATTTCACTGGACGTAAGGAACGAACTGCTCGGTCACGAGGGCAAGAGCGTCGATCAGCAAGTCTATCTGAAGGGCTTACCACTTCAGATGCTGGCTGATGCCATCGCTCTCGTCGAGTGGCCGGAGGTCCAGTTGATCAACGCGGAAGCGCAAGGACCGCTTCCCGACACTCAAAACGCGAAATAA